AAATGTATTTATCAGAACAATACGAAAAAAAATGGCAGCCAGTCCTAGAACATCCCGACTTACCAAAAGTTAAGGATAGTTATAGACGTGCCGTTACCGCTACTATCTTGGAAAACCAAGAAAGAGCTATGAAAGAGGATGCAAGTTTCTTAAACGAGGCTGCTCCTACTAATGCTACAGGTTCAAGTGTTGCGAATTGGGATCCAATCCTAATTTCGTTAGTACGAAGAGCTATGCCAAATCTAATCGCATACGATATTGCTGGTGTTCAGCCAATGACTGGACCAACTGGTTTAATATTCGCTATGAGAAGTAGATACACTTCACAAGTCGGAAACGAAGCTTTATTTGACGAAGCAGACACAGATTTCTCTAGTAGAAATGCTGCTGGTGACTCAAGTCAAGGTGCCGACGCTGGTGCTACACCAACAGATCATTCTGGAACTAACCCAAGTGTCTTAAATGACGCTGCTGCTGGATCAACTGATTATAGCAGAGGTCAAGGAATGACAACTGGTGAAGCTGAAGCTCTTGGCGATGCTACTGGAAATCAGTTTGCAGAAATGGCGTTCTCAATTGAGAAGTCAACTGTAACTGCTAGAAGTAGAGCATTAAAGGCTGAATACACTATGGAACTTGCTCAAGACTTAAAAGCAATCCACGGTTTAGACGCTGAAACAGAATTGGCAAACATCCTATCTGCTGAAATCCTTGCGGAAATCAATAGAGAAGTTGTTAGAACAATTTATATCAATGCAGAAAAAGGCGCTGCTGTTAATACTACAACAGCTGGTGTTTTTGATTTAGACACAGACTCAAACGGAAGATGGTCAGTTGAGAGATTCAAAGGACTAATGTTCCAATTAGAGAGAGATGCTAATAGAATTGCACAAAGAACAAGAAGAGGAAAAGGTAATCTAATTATCTGTTCTGCTGATGTTGCTAGTGCTCTTCAAATGGCTGGTGTTTTAGATTATTCACCTGCATTAAACAATAACCTATCTGTTGACGACACAGGCAATACTTTTGCTGGTGTATTAAACGGTAGATTTAAAGTGTACATTGATCCATATTCAGCTAATAGTGCTGCTAAACAGTATTATGTTGTTGGATATAAAGGAACATCACCTTATGACGCAGGAATATTTTACTGCCCATATGTGCCATTACAAATGGTTCGTGCTGTTGGACAAGACACTTTCCAACCAAAAATTGGATTTAAAACTAGATATGGTCTAGTTGCTAATCCTTTTGCTGAAACTGGTGCTCAATCGGGTGCTGCTACTGCTGTGAACCATTCTGGTTCTGCAAATAGTAACAGATACTACCAAAGAGTACAAGTTGCAAACATAATGTAATATTGGTTGGTCGTTGTTTAACGATTAATTACGAAAAGGGGCGGCTTCGGTCGCCCTTTTTTTTGGTCTAAATTCCAGATATAAATATAATATGAAGAAAATGTTAATAGAATATCTCTATATTTTTGTGTTTGCTATTATAATATTGGCATTAGCATACTGTACAGTTAACATATAAATAGTAGTATGACCACAATTAGTTCACAAGCAAGACAACCTACTAAACAGGATTACGCTGATCCTACAAAGTTTAAATTTAGTATTGTTAAATTACCTAAAGTAGAATACTTTTGTACACAGGTAAATTTACCAGGTGTTAGTATAGCAGATAATTATACACAACCCACACCATTTAGAGATATACCTTTACCTGGAGAAAAGTTAAGATACGAACAGTTATCGGTTACATTTCTTGTAGATGAAAATTTAGAAAACTACCAAGAGATACACGGTTGGTTAAGAGGTTTAGGATTTCCTGGTGGACACGAAGAATTTAAAAAGTTATTAGATAGTGGACAAGACAGATTTCCTACTTCAAAATCTAGTATATTAGGTGACGCAGGAAGAGGCGGAAAGTTCAAATCTCCTGATACAGGTGGTGTGTTTTCAGACGCAACACTATCAATATTAACAAGTAAAAACAATCCTGTAACTGAAGTTAGATTTAGTGATTGCTTTCCTTTATCTTTATCTGCTCTTCAATACGACCAACAAGCAACAGACACAACCTACCTAACAGCAACAGTAACTTTTGATTATAAGTTATATGATTTTGCTCCTACTGGTGGAAAAACAAGTATTACTACCTCATAAACATTGACTTTTTTTTAGTTTTATGTTATTATGAATATATTATGGATTTAGAACAATTACAAGAATTAGCAGACAAAGATTTAAACATTAATGATACTGAATTAGATTTAGAATCATTAAAAACACCTCAACTACACAACAAATATTTAAAACACTTAACAAAGTTTAAGTTATTATTGACTCGTGCTGAAGATGACTTTACGAGAGTCAAAAGAGATAAGTGGGAATACTATACAGGTAAATCTGATCCTGCTGTTTATCAATTAAAACCTTTCAATTTAAAAATTTTATATAAAGATGTTGACAAGTATATTGAGTCAGATGAGGAATGGATTAAAGCAAATCAAAAAGTAAAATACTTGGAAACAATTGTAGATTTTTTAGATAGAACATTAAGACAAATTAATAATAGAACATTTACTATTAAGAATGCCATTGATTGGAGAAAGTTTACTAGTGGCGCTATCTAACAATGACCACCACACGATACCTAATCATAGATAAAAAAAACGAAGTCTATTTAAAAATAGAAGCAGACGCCGATATTCGTAGAGAGTTAGGCGAATACTTTACCTTTGAAGTACCTGGATTTAAGTTTATGCCCCAATATAGAAATAGAGTTTGGGATGGTAAAATTAGATTATTCAGTTATGCAACTGGTCAAATTTATGCAGGTCTATATCCTTACATAGTAGATTGGTGTAATAAAAATGATATTCATATAGTAGATGGAACAAAGATAAAAGATGTTACGATTAAAGATGAAGATGTAACGAGATTTCTAAAAGCATTAAAGATACCATTAGAGATAAGAGATTACCAAAAAGAAGCATTTGTACACGCAATTAAAAAGAGCAGGTGCCTGTTACTATCACCGACTGCCTCTGGTAAGTCATTAATAGTTTATCTAATGTTAATTTACCATTTGTTAGGACTAAAAGAAAAGAAACAAAATAAAATATTAATTATAGTGCCAACAACATCTTTAGTAGAACAATTATATAAAGACTTTAAAGACTATGGATATAATAGTGATCGCAATGTACATAGAATATATCAAGGACACGATAAAGAAACTAATAAAAGAGTAGTCATATCTACTTGGCAGTCAGTTTATAATTTACCTAAAACTTGGTTTAAACAATTTGGTGCTGTGTTTGGAGATGAGGCACATTTATTTAAAGCAGTTTCATTAACAAAGATTATGACGAAGTTAGAAGACTGTAAGTATAGAGTAGGATTAACTGGTACTTTGGATGGAACTAAAACACATAAACTTGTATTAGAAGGATTGTTTGGTGCTGTAAATAAGGTAACCTCAACAACAGAATTACAAGAGAAGAAACAACTTGCCGATTTAAAAATTTTCTGTTTAATTTTACAACACGATAAAGGGGCAAGAGAGTTTATGTTTGGTAAAACATACCAAGAAGAAATGGACTACTTGGTAAAGAATGAAAAGAGAAATAAATATATTTGTAATCTGGCTTCAGATTTACAAGGCAATACACTATGCTTATTTCAATATGTAGAGAAACACGGAAAGGAATTGTATGAATCAATTAAAAGAAAAGCTGTTGACAAACAAGTATTTTATGTCCACGGTGGAGTGGACGCAGACGAAAGGGAAAAGATTAGAGAAATTACCGAGTCTTCTGATGGCGCTATTATCGTTGCGAGTTATGGGACTTTCAGTACAGGCATTAATATTCGGAACTTGCATAACATTATCTTTTCTTCTCCTAGCAAGTCTAGGATAAGAAACTTACAATCAATAGGTAGAGGATTAAGATTAAAAGATAATGAATCGGCTGCTACTTTATATGATGTTGCAGATGATTTAACACACAACGAAAAGGAAAATTATACCCTTTCACACTTTAGAGAAAGGATAAATATTTACAACGAAGAGGATTTTAATTATGAAATCCATAATGTGGAGTTAAAATAAATGGACCAACCAACTCAACAAGAATTAAATAACAGACCTGTTGTTAATGTAAAAATAATCAAACTGGTTAGTGGCGAAGATGTTGTAACTATGTTACCATCTCCTGATAAACAATTACCTCCAGGTTCTCACTTAATGAGAATAGAAAAACCACTTTTAATTAAGTATGTTCCTCAAATGACAATGACAGGTTTTAAAGATTATATCGCATTAATTAAATGGTGCTCTTATACTCCAGATAAAACTGTAACTATACCAAAAGATAAAATTATGACGATAACAAATGCGTCAATTGAAATGGCGACTAGTTACCACAACATTGCGTCTGATTGGAATAAAAAACCAGTGCCAGTTAGACAACACGGATACCAACAACAAAAGTTTAATGCTGAACAAAATGATAAAGTGAATGAATTATTTGAAGAATTTGATGATGACTTTGATACCCCTAAAACTATACATTAATACTAAAAGCATAGCTATATCTCTCGGCACCTCGCTACACGCTCCATTATACACAAATTTTAAAATAAGTCAATGCTCATTGCCTTAAAGCATTGACATTTTTATTGAAAGGTGTTATATTATACTTATGAGAAAAACTACAAAAAAAGAACATTATGTAAATAACAAAGATTTTTTAACCGCAATGGTTGAATATAGAAAGTCTGTTAATAAGGCAAAAAGGTACAAACAAGAGAAACCGCCTGTAACAGATTATATCGGCAGTTGTTTTTTAAAGATTGCGAATCACTTATCATATAGACCGAATTTTATTAATTATACATTTAGGGATGATATGATTAGTGATGGTATAGAGAACTGTTTACAATACCTAGATAACTTTAATCCAACAAAATCAAATAATCCATTTGCATACTTTACGCAAATAATATATTATGCCTTTGTAAGAAGAATCCAGAAAGAGAAGAAACAAGTAACCATAAAGAATAGACTTATTACAGAATCAAACTATGATGATATGACCCTACAACCAGGGGAAGACAAAGAGTTTAAAAATCAATTTACAGAATTTCTTAAAAAGAATATGCCAGTTGAAGAACAGCAAAAAATTGCTGATGAAATTGCAAAGAAAAAAAATAAAAAAAGGAAGAAGAAGAAAACTAGTAATCTAAATTACTTTTTGAGTTATGAAAATAGCACTACTGAATGACACACACTTCGGATGCCGTAATGACTCACCTGCTTTTATAAATTATCAGAATCGTTTTTATGATGAATTGTTTTTTCCATATCTCATTGAAAACAAAATAGATACATTAATACATTTAGGTGATGTGGTTGATAGAAGAAAGTTTATTAACTTTAATACTGCCCATAATTTCCAACAAAAGTTTTGGAAAAGACTATGGGATTTAAAAATAGATACACATATTATATTAGGTAACCACGATACTTATTATAAAAATACAAACAAAGTAAATTCAATTGAACAACTATGTACATCTTTTGATGGTGTAAATGAACCTTGGATATACACAGGACCTAAAGAAGTAGAACTAGGTGGTTGTCGTATATTATTTTTACCTTGGATTTGTGATGACAATTATGAAGACTCAATTTATTCAATAGATCACTCTACTGCTGATATATGTTTTGGACATTTAGAAATAAAAGGATTTGAAATGCACAAAGGTCATATGAATGAACACGGTTTAGAAAGAGAACAATTTAATAGATTTGAAAAAGTAGTATCAGGACACTTTCATAAAAAATCAGATGACGGACAAATCTATTATCTAGGCACACAATACGAAATGATGTGGTCAGATCACAACTGCCCGAAAGGGTTTCATATATTTGATACA